AATGACTCGTAAGAGTGATGAAAACACGAAAATGGAATTTACTTTTGTAAATGAAATTTAAAGGATGGAAAACCATGCCTAGTATGGTAGGACAGTATCATGACAGACTTCATGATCGTAGACTTGAAGATCTGGATGAGGATAGCAAATGCGAATCCTTGAACGAAACCCTGATTCCTCTACCATATCGGTGGTTCTCCGTGCAGGCGGATTGGAATTAATGACTCGTTCACATGAGACACCCTTCGCTTGTATGGGTACCAATTTACCGGTAGGAGTAGCCGATTCATGGAACCTGTAACGTCCATGGGTACTAAGTACTACGCCGCCTATGATTAGGAGGGTTCATGGACTTAGGAGGAATTAATGATCGTGGGCCTTTCCGTCGGGCTGCGCTGAAACAATACATCGGACTAATGTCTAATCCAAACAATCACGCTCTTGTCGATCCTTACGTTGCACAATTGTTGATTGAGCAGGATATACATTGGGAGGATGACCCGCGGAGTGTTTACGATCCTTCACAATTATGGGACGCGTTAGCGTTGTACGGCCCTAAACATCATGTTAAGTGTCAACACGACCCAGCAATTAAAGCAGGAATTGCACTAGCTTGGAAAGTCTTTGGTCGACATGATGATCAAGATTTACTCACAATCCTTAGTGAGAGTGAAGTATTGGGTGCACTTCATCTTGAAAAGAATAGTGGCTTGCCACTTATGATTAAGAAAGGTGAAGCTTTCACTTATGCTTCTGATCGAGAGCATCAGATACGGAAGGGGGACAAATCGCCGAACCCTTGTGTTGCTTTCAAGCGTACCCAAGCTAATAATAAGACCAGACTTGTCTGGGGCTATCCATTGGAAATGACAATAATGGAGAGTCGGTTCGCCAGGCCTCTAATTGAGCAGTTCTTGTCAAGTCGAACCACAATGGCATTTGGACTGATGAAACATGAACTTGGAACATATCTTGAATATTATGTAAACCAGTCTAATCACGTTTTGAGTTTAGATTACTCTAAATTTGATTCTAGTATTAGTGCTAGTTTAATTCAAGCTAGTTTCAGTATCCTTTCATCTTGGTTCGATGAAGTTGATCGTAAAGAATATGGTTGGGATCAGATCATCAAGTATTTTGTCTGTACCCCAATCGTCATGCCAGACGGCCATCTCTACACTGGGAAAGATCATGGTGTACCTTCTGGATCATACTTCACGCAGTTAGTTGATAGCATTGTTAATACTATGCTGATCGGTGCGTTTGGTTATGCATTTAAGGAGAAAACACACTGGCGCTCTTTCTTCGTATTAGGTGATGACTGTATTCTAGGAGTTGAGCGTGATCATGATTTATCAAAGATTGCGAGCTTCTTCTCACACTACGGTATCAAGCTCAATGCTCTTAAGAGTGGTAAGGACGCTCTTGAGTTCTTAGGTGCTATCTGGTCGATTCTTCCTGACCAGGACGTTTCAGTGCTAGCTTCAAAAGCTGTACAACCTGAGACATTCCGTCGTTATCCGGAGCGTTTCAGTAAGAGACAAAGAGGCATGACCGTTTTAAGCGCTTACGCTGGCCAATATCGTTCAGCGCATAAATTGTTTGGTATGCTCCACCCAATGCAAGTGAATGGAATGGTACAAGAATACTATAGAAGGGATTTTCTCACTGGCTCAGATAAGTATTTAACTGAGAGTGTGGAAGAAACTCGTCCTAAAGTAGGGTATGTACCTGGTGGCGCAGTCATAACAATACTACGGTAGCAGGGCTCATTACCGATATAATGTCTTTGTCCTCGCACAAGCGAGACCTCCTACGGGAGGGTCATTGGAACCCAAG